AAATAATTCACATTGCAGATCATAGATAAGAAGTTTACCTAATTGATAGAAAATAGACTCATCTTCTACAAATTGTATTTTCCATAATTGTTCTGTAGTAGCAAACCAGATAAGATCACCTTCTCTTGGTTTTGTTACACCACTTATTGATTCAACAGCAGATATTGTACCAGTACTTGAATCCTGCATATCAGTAACAGCTCCATTTATAAAAGTACCACTGGTATCTTTAACAATAGTAACTGTATCAGCGGATTGAACTACTGTACCAAACTTCTGTGGACTACCACTATCTCTTAGTATATTTCCAGCCGTGAATGTATTGTTAATAGTAAGTTTTTGTTGAGTTGTATTTACTTCTGTATTGAACCTATTGACTGCAACACTGAATGTTACTTGGTCACGAATCTCAATACCAAACTGAGAAACAAATTCACCCTCACCTTCGAAACCTTCAACATTCTTAACATACATCTCTAATGGATAAGCAATGTTGTATGCACTTGTTGCAGAATCCTCACCAAATATACTATTTGAATCATTTAATGTCTTAGGAAGATAGTAATTGTCAATACCATAAATTTGTATCGATTCGGTGATTAAATTTTCTAATGTATTTTGTTCTATAGCACTGGATGTATTGTTGAATAAAGATCTTGTTGCCATATGTTATCCGATGAATACACCAAGAGGTGCAGCTTCCATATCTTTTACTTGTGTTTCTAATTTTTCAAGTTCTTGAGTTGCAGAATCTAAAATTTGTTGGCCACTAAATGTAATACCACCAATTGTTTGTAGACCCTCGTATTTCGATAGATTGTCACCCCATTGTTTTTTGATCAATGCAGTCGTATAATCTCTTAGCCATTTATTTGTCCACATTGTAGAAGTACTTTCACTCAATGCAACAACTGCATCAAAGACTAAGTAATCATCAGCCGAGAATGTTGTCCAATCTTCAAAAATCTCCAGTTTAGTACTATGCTTATTAAAATTGATAGCAGTATGAAAGTCAAATATGTTTTCAATATGCTCAAGGTGTTGCATTGCAAAATAGTAATATTGCATTTGAGCACCAGATAAACTATGAACATGACTATCCATATACTGATATTCAACATCAAAAAATGATGTCCCACCCTTTGCAGATTTAGTAGAAATATATCTACTTATACCAAGAGGCTTAGGACTGAGATTACTAAAAGTTATATACTTATTGGTAATATCTCCTGATGTTAATTGATATGAGATGAAAGCACGTTCTGAACCCTCATCATGGTATTCCTGAAAATGTTCGATTGCTTCATCTATTCGGTCTTGTGCTTGATGCGAAGTAACATTAATGTCGATTGCACCCTTACCAAGTTTCCTCATGCAATATTCTAAAAATTCAGTACGGTTTGAAGGTAACGCCATACTAATCTCCTAACTTCCTAAGTTGTCTTTAACACAAATATATACTGGTGTAAAATATTTATATATGATGGGTGTAGAACCTGTTGCAGGCATTTGTGCATAACCCTGTATTTTCCACATACCTTGCTCATTGAATTCACTTGATATAATGGTATGAGATAGTACACTTGTACCAACAGCAGTAATGTTGCTAATCTCACTCTCTACATTTGATGGTGATTTTTGAAACATCTTCACTGCTTGTGCAGTAGATAAATTAACAGCCTCATCACCAGTTATAGTGAGTTGTAATACATCACCGTACTCACCCATGTATAATTCTTCTTTATTTACAGATACAGCCATATCGTCCTCTTAAGTATTTAGTTATTAGAGACGATATATTATGAGGATTCTAAAGTACCTATGAAGTATGCAATAACACCCACACCAACCCAAATACCTCGTTCAATCCATTGGTTTAATTCTAAGTTAGATTGGAATGTTTTTAAATCGTCTTCAATCTGTTGACTTTCTTGAACGGACTCGGTCAATAATACTTTTTGCTCTATCAAGCTCGTCTTCGCTATCTCCAATTCCGTCTGTGAGAGAGTCAACTGTTGATATAGCACTGTCATTGAGGTTCTGAGATTCGACAATTCGTTCTTCTGCGTCTGTAACAATTCGCTTAGACTCTTCAATTCGTTCTTCTGCGTTGTCAACCGATTCTGTTGCGACTCTATTATTGTCGATAGCTCGTTCAGTTCTTTTTCTGTTATTTCGAAGGTTTCCGAGAATGCCATCAAGGGAAATGCCATCAAGAGAACCACCAATACCTTTTTTACCAAGAAATCTCACTCCTATTATTGCAATCACACCACCAATAACCCATCCAACTATAGGAACGGATTTTAGTAGTTCCAATATACTATCCATAATTACTCCATTTTAAGAAACAGTTGCACCCTGAGCAGAAACTACAACCCATTTACTTAAAGTTGCACTGTATACAAGAATTACAGCTTCACCAACTGCATCCCATACTATTGATGTAGAAACTTGTAGATTACCATTAGATGCAGTCATTGTGGCCGCATTTCCAGCAACTTCCATTATGATAATCTTAATCTGACCATCTGTTCCAGTCGCAAGTGTTAATGCAGAAGTTCCACCACTGGTACTTAAATTTGTAATCATTTTACTAACAGAAACAGCATCAGTACCAGAACCATCACCAGCAACATCTTCACTACTTCCAAGTAGTTCTTTATTACTTAATCGTTCTGCATTTGCTATTAATGAAACTGTACCTGTTGCATCTGGTAATGTAATAGTTTTATCTGATGATGCAATATCTGCAACTGCAAGAATTAACTCATATGCATTATCTGTACCAGCTTCAAATACAAGAGGACTTCCTCCTGCAAGAACTGTACCAGTAAGATTAAGTGTTCCTGTAACAGTAGCAGTAGATGCGACAGTTCCAGTTACGGTAGCTGCATTGATAGTAGGATTAGTAAAAGTCGGAGTTCCTGCAAGTGTATATGTTCCAGTAATACTTCCTGCAAGAACAGGCGAAGTAATAAGGGCAGGCTTAGACGCACCACCAGTTACAAAGTTATTACTACCATCAAAGAGTTCGTTGAGTTTTGCACTAAGTGCATTGACCTCAACTCTCATTTCTTCTATTGTATCGGTTAAATTTACTGTTACGGGCGCTCTTGAGTATGCCATTTAATTACTTCTTAATTTCTTTAATAAATTTGAGTCCATCCCATCCGAACATTGTACATAAATAAACAACAATCCAAGCATACCAAGGGAATGCTTCTGGAAATTGAATAAGTAAAAAAGTTGCTACATAGAATAGTAACATCTTAATTCCAACAGCCTTACTGACCAAACCAAATATTCGTTTAGGTATCGCTTTAAATAATGATTTAAAAGATTGCCTATGTACAGGCAAAAACAAATATGGGTCTATATCTGGATTCAGTGGTTTATCATTGTCCGACATATTAATATCCTCTTAATTATTTAGTTTAATGAACTTAAATCAAAAAATTTCTCAACAATATCTATCTCAGTAGCTGAAATATTTTCTTCCATACCTTTTGGGAGAGGAAGAAGTTCTATATCTAATTCATGCTCGATTACCAAAAGTTCACCAAGTTCTTTAGTATACTGTTCAACATTATCCTTTTCTATTTTAACTATATCACCATCTACTGTGCCGTATTTATCATTAAGAGTTGTTCTTAATCCAGTATACTCTGCTGATAATTCATCAAGTTTTTTTACTAAACGATTGATACGAAATGCATCAGTAATGTGTAAATCTAAATCATTAATTTTTTTAAACAAACTCACATATTGCTTATTTTCAAAAACATTATTCTCAAATTTAATCAAAATATAATCACCTCAGAAACTATTTAGGATGGTTTTTTTGGCCAGGTTATATTATCTGGAAATCCTGCTTGATTAGGAATATCTCTGACAGCCTGTCTAAAAGTTTTCCATGCAACTAATGTATCACCAGTAAAAGGACTGTCTGGTAGTACCGTCCAATCTGTTGCATTTAATATACTGGTTCTTCTCTTTCGTTGATGTTCTTCATTGGTTTCTGGCATACTACCCCCATACCATATATGCTGTAAAAATTTTCTGATTAATATCTTCACCATCATCTGAAGTGGTAAACTCTGCACGAGGATTAAACTGTACTTTTTGTCCTGCTGTAGCTACTACACTATACCAACCAGTACCTGCCATATTAGCTCCACCC